TTTCAACATTTCATTCCTCTTCAAGTTCCTCACCTTCTTCCATCTCTTTCTTGAGTTCCTTTACTTTTTCTACTGCTTCCACTACGACCATTCCCTCTGCACATAACCTCTGCACCTCATCTAAGTAGAAGTTTAAGTCAAATATTTTGCCCATTATTCCTCCTCTTCCTCCAATAATTCTTTTAGCTTATTCCTACACTTCTTACATAGTGCAACGCTAAAACCTGCAATCTTAATTTCCTTTACCTCTTCTTCTGCATTACAGTTATTGCACACTCTACAGATACACCAAGTCTTTTGGAATTTAATCATTATTTTTCCCCTTTTCTACGCCAACAGTCTGTTATACCATATAAAATCGTTTCTCTTATTATTTCTTCTGGGATTTCGCTTTTTTCACTTATGGCGATTGCTAATGCGTCTACTATTTGGACTGTGTCTGCCATTAGGTCCGTCACTGCCATTAGGTCCATCATAGTTCCTTTCATTTCAACTTTTGTCCCACTTTCAGCTGTTTCTACTGTTTCTACTTTAATCATTTTCCTCTTCCTCCTAAAGTTCCTCAAATTCAAGATTTTCATTAAGCCAGTCTGCAAATTGATAAAACTCTACTGCTTCCTCAATGTCTATCATTCCTTCTTCTTGCAATCTCTTGATGAAAAAATTAACTACATCTGCTCTTTCCATTATTTCTCTCCCTCCAATATCTCTTTTACTTCTCCAGTTTTGAAGAAATGTTCTAGTTGTAATAAACCTTTGGCATTATCTATGTTGTTGTTTATACTAATGCATATATTCCCATGTATTTTACAAGTAGTTCTCTCGTTGAAAGGACAACTAGTACAACCTTCTATATTCAATTCTTTTATTTTTCCTGCTAAATTCTTAACCTTCATCTTCCTCACACTCCTAAATTAAATTGCTTACAAGCAATATTCCTAGTACATCACCAATGCCCCAAATTGTACTGGCAACGTAATCACTTCCTTGTGCCTTTTGCAAAGCCTTTACATCCACTACTAGCCTTACAAGTAGGTATACTAGGAGAATTGCTGATAGGGTTCTTTTTCCTATTTCATTCATTCCTTATTTCCTCCTTCTAAATCTATCTATTAGCCACCCTATGCAAATTAAACCTGCATAAAGCATTGCTAACATTCCTAAGATTACTAATACTGTTTCTACATCTCTATTCATCTTCGTTGTCCTCTTCATCATCTTGTAGCTCTTTCTTTATATAGTCTACATCATCAGCTACTTTTGCTAGTCCCCATGCCATAACTCCTAAAGCTATAAGAACTATTGCTATTACTATCTCCATGTCTGTACCCTCCAAACTATAATAAAATTCTTGTAAACCTCTACCTATCCATTCATCACTATATCAGCTGCTCTTTTAAGTCCATCTCCACCTATAAAACTAAAGAACACTATATATTTCTTGCCTTTTTCATTTTCGTAGACTTCATTATAGATGTTTCTTCCCTCTTCATCTTTGCCTACAATTACTGTATCAACTGTTTTCTTTAGCATGAGCTACACCTCCAAGACAACTTGACTATTTATTGCTTCTACTTCATCCTTTAAAACTATAGGCAACTTATAAGTTGAAATAATTTCTTTTGCACGTTCAAATTGGCTATGCTTAATCCATGAATATTTATCAACTCCAAATTCTCTTCTTAATTGATGTTGTATGTCAGAATAAATCTTTCCTCTTAATGAATTATTTTTATAGGCTGATGAATTTTTTCCACCCATAAGCCCTACTCCTACTTTTTTTACTAATGACTGTAATTCATCACATTCAGCCTTAAACAATGGCATACTATTATTCATTCTGTCTACTTTTTCGTTAACTTCCAATATTGCTTGATTCTGTAGTTGCAATTGTTCAATTGCTGTTAATTTCTTAGGTAATAGATTCTGCCCACTTCTTATTGTATTTTCCATATCCTCAAATTTAGTTACATAAATTGCAGTAAATAAAACTCCTTTTTCGCCTGTCATTTTATTTGCTACCATATCACAACCTTTCTTGGTTAATAAGTAGCAAGGATTTTCTTTTCCGTTCCCAGCCTGTTTGTAACTACTTTCAATAAAGAAATTTGAAGTCCCCAAATCTGGGTTGTTGCTTATAACCTTGATATATCCTTGTATATCTCTTATTAAGTGGTCATGCCTTTTCCCTATCATTTCAGCCACTTCTCTACTGTCTACAAGTAATTTTCCATTTTGATTTATAATTGTTAAATCCATCTTTATCCTCCTAACTGGCTAAGTTTGTTAGCTCTAGTATTACAGCCCTTAAGCTTTCCAATTTTTCCTTAAGCTCTTTGTTTTCTGTTTCAAGTTCTTCATAGGTTGGCTTTCTTTTGGCGATATTCTCGCCATTAAGTTGCAAAAAAATTTGCTCTCTTTTTTCTATTAATTCTCTTGCTGTGCTTGACATTTTTCTTCCTCCTTTTCTTCTAAGTATCTTTTGATTAGTTCCTCCTTTTCTATCCCATACAGATAACTAAGTGTTGGAACCCAATCAACTTTTAATTCTGTTTCGCCATTTTCCAACTTCCTTACTGTTCCCCTATCTATATTTAGCTTTTCAGCTACAAAACTGATAGGTATTCCCTTGCTGATTCTCAACTCTTTTAACATTTTTTCACCTTCTTTTGTTTTGTTTTTTTAATCTAAATTTGTCTTTCCTCTATTGCTTTAGATATGCGTTTAAGATTTTTTGAAGTGTACCACACTTGGTATGCTTTTATTATACTTGCTGTAGATATTTTCGCCAAACCTCATTTTTTGCCTTATACCGTTGAATATTTTCATTTTATAAAATTGCCTTTACTTTCATTTGTTTTGCTTAAAATTTCGCCTAAAGTGTTGATTTTTTCGCCTAAAAGTAGTAAAATATACTTATAGGAGGTGAAAAGAATGAGTACTGATTTAGGTGAAAAGATTAAAAAGATAAGAAAAGAGCTTGGACTTAGTCAAGAGGAATTCGCCAAAAGACTTGGGATAAGCAGGAGCAACCTTAGGGATTTAGAAATAGGTAAAAATAAAGGTGGTAACTTATCTATTATAGATAAATTATCCACCATCTCAGGGAAACCGGCTTCTTTCTTTATTAAGACTGGTTCAGAAGTTAAACTTAATAAATATGAAATATTAGATTCAACCGCAGACAAACTTATCGCTAAAGGGAAGATAGATAAGAATGGTAAAGTTGACCCAGCATTTAAAGATTCTGTATGGGAAATAGTTGAGTTAGAATTTAAATTGAAGCAAGAGAGGGAATCTAAGTAGATTCCTTTTCTAGTTCTTCAAATATTTTTTCTCTTAACAATATTAATTTTAGCACTGTTTCTTCCATACCACACGCCCCCTCTTTTGATATAGACAGTATAGCACATAATAATATTAAATGCAAACAAACATTCGTGTATTTTTTAAACTATATTGTCTTTGCAATTCCTATTATAGACACTTAGAGGCTGAATTTCATTACAGAAATTGTACCAATAGAGGAAAATCTTCGGTAACTTTTATGGAAGATTAAAGAAATAAAATGATTTGTAGACAAGAAAAATACAATAAATTTGTATATTTTGTCGATAAAAGAAAAATATTGATAAAATATAAACAAACAAGGAGAATGATTTTAAAAATAATTCACAAGGAGGATTCGCATGAAGAAAGTCGCTATGTATTGCAGAGTATCATCTGACAAACAAAAAGAGAAGGATACAATAGAAAATCAAGTTGATATTTTAAGAACTTATGTAGAAATGAAAGATGATTTTGAGATTTACAATGAATTTTTAGATGATGGAGTATCTGGAACAATAGATTTTATGGATAGACCTGAGGGCATGAGAGTGATTGAAGGTGCTAAAAATAAAGAGTTTGATATTCTTTTAGTTTGGAAAATTGATAGACTAGGGAGAGATACTCTTTCAGGGCTTAATGCTGTAGAAGTTTTGACCAGCTATGGCATAGAGATAATTAGTGTAACGGAGCCATTCGACCTTAATACACCTATTGGAAGATTCCAGTTTATTAACTATTTAAATATGGCTGAACTAGAAAGGAATAATATACTGGACAGAATGTATTTAGGAGCTACAAGAGCCGCCAAGCAAGGCAAATGGATGGGAGGAATAGTTCCTTATGGTTATTACAAAAATAAGGATGGGTATTTGGAGATAAATAAGTATGAAGCTAATGTAGTTAGGAAAATATATGACCTTTATACAAATGAAAATATGAATACTTTCCATATAGCTTTATATTTAGTTAATTTAGGCATAGACTCCAATTATGCAGCAAAAGGAGTTGGAAAATATGATAAAAGTAAAGCTAAAAGTCTTTGGAGCAATACAAGTGTTCTAAGAATATTAACCTCTACCACTTATAAAGGCATACATGAGTACGGAAAACGAGGCACTAGAAGAAAAGAGCTGATTGTTAGAAAAGTTCCTGCCATTGTTCCAGTTGAAGTTTGGGATCAGGCACAAAAGAAGAAAAAGGAAAATCAGATAAATGCTAAGAAAAATAGTCCAAACAGATTGTTTATTCTTAGAGGTCTTCTTAAATGCGGAGAATGTGGAAAGAACTACTCTGGAGTTCATTACACAAGACAACCTTCTATATACTCATGCAGAGGGAAACTAGGGATAAACCGTAAGTTGTACGGAATAAAGTGTAATAGTTGTACTATAAACGCCTTAGATGTAGAAGAATTTGTGTGGAATAGTTGCAAAGAGTTTATGAAACATTTTGATGATGTAGTAAAAGATTCTAAGAATGATAGTGAAGAGGAGTTTAAACTAGAATTAGAGGGAATATCTAATAAACTTTCTTCTTTAAAAAATGAAAAGAATAACATTTTAAAGCTATTTAGAAAAGAATTGATAACAGAAGATGAACTTGATGAGCAACTAAAAGATGTTAAAAATGAAGAGGGAAAATTAAACAAAAGAACAGCTGAAATTAAAAGTAAGCTATCCTTATTTTCAAGTAAGAATAAAGAAATCGAGAAGACTAAGGACTATATCACTTTTTATAAAGACAGATTGGAACACCTTTCTGATGAGGAAAAGGCAAGAGTAATAAAAGAGCTTGTGAATGAGATTGTTGTTACTGATATTATCGAAGGTGGCAAGAAGATTCCAGCTTTTAATATTCGTTTTAAAATTACTGACTTGTTATCTGCAACGGCAACAATGAAAATAATTAGTCAGTATATGTCAAGTGAAAAATTCCTTCCTATTATATATAAGAAAAAAGAACCCCTTTCATATGGAAAAATGTTAGCAAATTTAAGGCTGAAAAATAACGAGTTTGCTTACCAAGTTGCAGAAGCAATTAACATAGGTCCTGACATGATAAGAACTATTGAACGTGATAAAGCGAGGAAGCCTTTTAGATACTATCATTTATATTGTGCCCATTTTGGAGTAAATCCAATCACTTATTTAAAACTTTTTGAACTTCCGGAAAGAACTTTAAGAGAAAAAATTATAAAACTAGAAGCTTATCTAGGGTTAAATTCACATTATGAATTGGAGGGGCATTTGGGTTTAAAGAGGGATACCCTACGCAATGCGATTGCAAGGTCTAATGTTAGTAAGGTGGGAGTGGTTGAGTATACAGGTAAAATAATTGATGAAGAATTGAAAAAAGCAAAAGAAAAAATAATATAGAAACTAAGGGCTAGGTGCAACACCTAGCCCTATTCTATTTCTATATAAACTCTTTTGTAAAGGCTATTTCTATTTGCATAGGGTTTGCTCCTGCTTAATACTGTATACTTTTCTTCCAGTACATCTATAAGCTTTTCAAGTTCCCATTGCCCTTTTGGATTATCTACGTATTCTAATCTAATTTTAATCATACTATCACTTCCTTTCTAAGTCCACCCTAGCAACTGCTTTTCCAATTCGTCATAGTCCTCTTGAGAGTAGTTTCTACCTTCAAAATTGTTAAAACTGCTATATCCCTTTGGAGTTGCAGAATTGTAGTGGGGATTTATAGAGGTATCCTTTGCCCCTAGGACAACATTGTCCTTTAGAAGCCTATACACATAGGCAAATAGATTTTTAGCCTTGTTTTGGGCATAGTTCACCATCTGCATAAGTTTATCTCTAGTTCCTGCCAACTTCATCAAGGTTCTTTCTTGGCTTGCAGAAAGTCCCTCTACTGTAGAGGTTTCCTTTTCTTGTACTGGAGCATTGCCTTCTATATACTTTTCTACCCCTACAATGTAGTATCTATTGTTCTTGCATTTTTCTATTCTGATGTAGCTTTTTGTTACAAGGCTTTTTAAAATCTTGCTTATTTTAGCTTGCCTGTTGGTCTTACAAGCTTTCATAAGCTTTGCATAGGTAGGATAAGCATACCCACGCTCTATATTGTGGTATTGGAAAAGCACTTGAAGCATATAACCCTCTTCAAGTGTCAAATTTTCATCAGAAAGTATGAAGTTGTTAAATGCTAGATAGTCTTTTTTCATGCTTATTCCCTCCTTTGCTGTACAATTTATTTTACTGTACAACTTAACTTACTGTAAGTATAAATCATTTTGCCGTACAAGTCAACTAAAACTTTTATACAAAACGATAATGTGCTATAATTAACTTAACAAAACACGGAGGTAATGGATATGGCAGTTTCCAAGAATGAGAATAGAGAAAAAATGACAGTTCTAATAGACAAAAAAATTAAAAATGAAATAAAAAAAGAGGTAATAGACTTAGATTGCTCCATCGGAGAATTTATTGAATTAATGTATACGAAATATAAAGAGATAAACAAGTAGAAGAGGATTGCTAATGCAGTCCTTTTTTCTTTTACCTGTACACTTCTAAAAATAGAAATCTATACTAAGCTAAGTATATAATTAATATAGAAAATCTAATAAATATACAACTAATATAGACTAAACTAAATATACAATTCTAAAAATAGAAAAAGAACCCCTTTTGGAGTTCCTTTCAATTTAAAATAGCTCTAATTCTTTTTCATTTGGCTTGTAGTTTAATTCATATTCTAACGTATCTAAATTGATACGCACATATTCGAATTTCTTGTCTTTTTCATCCTTTCTTGCTATTATTGCTAATTCTTCAACGTGTTCTATACTGTAAGGCACTTCATAAGTCTTCGCTATTTCTATATCAAAGCTGTCTGAAAATACTTCTTCATTTACATTTTTTATTCTGTATAATCTGCTTAAAGCTTCCTCTACTTCTTGCATATCATATCCAGTTTCTACTATCCCCTTTAGCTTCTTGTCTAATAATCTGCTGATGAAAACCATTGACCCTTCATAAAACCCATTCACATATGAAGATTTTTCCTTATTCTTGATTTCATCTAAGTTGAATTCTTTTTCTAAATTAAGAATATCTAAGCATTCATTCTTTAATTCATCTGTAATATGATATTTCTTTAATATCTTGTTGCAATAATCAAAATCCTTTTTTAATACTTCATTTACATACATATTCTTCTCCACCTTTTCTATTATTATTCTGCCATTTTCAAGAGTGATGTCAACTTCATCACCCCTTGCAATCTTTAAAGCTTCTAAGAATTCCTTTGGAAGTGTTACCCTTGCAGTTACTCCCCCGTTTCCACCTTTACTAAATAATACGGATTTCTTCATTTTTATTTCTCCTTTCATATTAGTGGCACATTTGTACCACCTTTTTTATTAAGATTATTTTTCTATATTTTTTAAGCAGTAAGAATATTCTGCTGCATGGTCACTTTCAACCCCTGCTCTTTCACATTGTTGCTTTCTACTTAAAACTGTTCTAAAATTTTCTATAAAGAATTTAGCACTTGTTTCATTTCCTAATGTTTCTAATGTTTCTTTTGCAGTATTTAACTTATTTGCTCTTACTTTGTTTTGCTTTTCATTGTATCTTGCTTGTGCTTTTTCAACATCCTTCTTTGCACATTCTACAACTACTTCTCTTATTTCTGTAGCCCACTTAACTTGCTTTTCAGAACCTTCTAATTTCTTTTCTTCCATTTCTGTTTCCTCCTTATTTATAAGGAATGAAAGACATAAACCAAATTGGAATTTGTAATCAACTTCTGGGTATTGAGCTTTAATCTCCTTTGTCATTTCATGTGCTTTTTTAAATATTTCTTTATTTGTCATATCAATCATTCCTTTCAAAATTTATTTTTTATTCTGTTCCCTTGCTACAATTATATTATACCGTACGGTACGCCGTACGTCAATACTTTTTTAAAACTTTTTAAATTTTTTTGAATATTTTTTTCTAAGATGTACAGACTTCTTGAAGAGGTGATAATATGAAAAGAGAATATATAAGACTGGATTTGTTGATAGAAATGGCGATATTGTTGATAGGATTGTTGATAGGAATGGCGATTTTCTTTTAGAAATGGCGATTTTAGTGGCGATTTTGGGCATAAAAAAAGAGGGTAGCAAATAGAAAAAATCTATCTACTACCCTTCTAAATTACAAGCCTAATAAAGCCTTCCAAGTATTATAACCAACTTTACCATCTGCTGTAAGACCTTTTAATTTCTGATAAGCCACAACAGCATTGTAAGTATTAGTTCCAAATATTCCATCTTCTTTTAAATTAGCAATTCCATAAGCTTTAAGAACTTTTTGCAATAATCTTGTTATATTTCCCTTTGCTCCAATTTTAAGTGTTGGACAGCTTGCAAGAGTTTTGGATTCTCCAGTTTTAGTATTATATGTTAAACCATCTACAGGCTGATTAGAAAAGCCTTGTCTATTACATTCTGTCTGTAATTCTATGACCCACTCTTTCCAGTTCCAAGACTTTAAGTATTCACTCAACCAATCAACATTTTTGTTGATAGAGCTATTAGATTTGTTGATAGAAGTATTGACTTTATTTAATAGCATACCTTCATAAAAATCATTCATATCTATATAACCATTACTGCCCTTTATTATTGCCCTACTTGTATATTGAAAACCAACAACATTATATCCTGAAGCAGAATAAGAAACTTTTGTAATTCCATCATCTGGTCCATACTTAGCTATCCATAAAGGATATTTTTTGCATCTATCATCAAAATTGTACAAAAAACTTTCATAGGTATATAAAACTGGATAATATCCTAATACTTCCTTACATCTCTCCATAAATGCAACAACCTTATCTGATTTGTTTTGAATTTGTGGGTCTTCAAAATCTAATACTGGAATAATTTCATATGAATATTTTTTTAACTCTTCTAAAAAGCCATTGGCTTGGTCAAGTGCAGCAGTTGACTTACTGAAATAATGATAAAACCCAACTTTCATTCCAGCATTTTTACAACCTTTATAATGAATGTCTCTATCTGGGTCAAAAAAAGTTACTCCTTCTTTTAGTTTTATTATTGCTATTTCAACTCCTGAAGCTTTCATGTACTCATAGTTTAGCTTTGGATTATTATTGCTTATATCTATACCTTTCATTTTTATCATTCCTTTCATTCCTAATTTCTTATCTTTCGTTCCTAAAAATAGATAATAAAAGAGTAAGAACTTGTCCTACTCTTCTTTCTTTACTTGCTTTATAGTTTGGTTTATTCCTACTGCAACTCCCCAACAAAGTATGCCTTGAAGTATTCCATTCACAATAGCTTCATATAATACCTTATATTCAGAATTTATTATTGTTAATAATACTGCAAAAGTGACTCCAAAAACCATTAAAGCTATAGGTATCCATTTATCTTTTACAGCAGATTGTTTTAAAAATGCTCCAACAACATAAATTGAAGCAATTAATATCATTAAATTTTCTGGTATAAAATTCATTATTTCCATATTATCTCTTCCTTTCTTATTTGAATAAAAGAGCAATAGCTCCACCAACTACTGCTCCTATAATTGCACGCCATAACCATGTTATTGTGCTTTCTAAGTCTTCTATTCTGTGATTAGCTACTTTTATTTTTTCTTCTAATGCTTTTAGCTCCAACTCAACTTTACCATTATTTGTTTCAAGCAAAGTTTCAATTCTAACTAATCTTTCTTTTATGTCTTGTATATCCTGTTCATTGTTCATCCTGTCACCTCTTAATTTTTCTAAAATAAAAAGCACCTACTGGTGCTGGACTTCTTATATTATTCATTTCTCTCCTCCTAACTTATCTTATATGAATTGATTTTATCCTGAATGTTTCCTTGTATTCTGCAAGTTCTCCCCATAAAACAACTAATACATAAAATTCTCCATTTAATGTTATGGGGTTTGGATAAGATATTTCTATTGTATTATATGTTTCTAAATTTTCTGTTTCAGTAAATTTATCATGCCCTACTTGCAATTTTGCCCCACTTAACTCAGATGTTTCTAGGCTATCTACTATCTGTAAAGCAATATATGCCTTTGTATTTGCTATGCGAGAATATGTTATTTTTATTTTATTAACTTCTTCAAAGTTAATTTTATTACTTGTTGCTAAACTGCACATAGATTTATCTTGTTTTATTGAAAAACTTAAATAGTTTTCTTCAATATCTCCTTTGTAACAAGAACCACTCCAAAACCAATTTGTATCATTATGATAGTTTTCCCACCCTCCAGTAATTTCTGTAAATTGGTCACCAGTATTATATACCCAAAGACCATAAAGAATCTTTACTCCATTAGGTAAGTTTTCCACATTCCCATTTGGAATATAAATATCTGTATCTTCTTTCTTCCACTTTGTTTTTATATTTACTATAGAAGAATCTAATATAATTCTACTTGGTTCATTTTCATATTTAGCTTTGTATTCTTCAAGAGTTTTACATCCTTGAGCTTCAGGATATAAAGTTATTTTTCCATTTGTTTTGTCATTCAAAACCATATCAGAAACTGAATTATAAGGAACTCTTAATTCAAAATTTGAATCTAAATCAGAATAAGAAGAATGTGTTAGATTTTCATTACTAGAAAAATTGCTTCCAGTAATAATAAGTTTGTACCACCCATATCCTCCCCCATCTAAATCAGACTTACTCACAACTGTAACTTTCCCTGGTTCAAAATATCCTATTTGTCCTCCAACTACACCGTCTTTTACATTATTAAAGTAAGTTCTTTCTAATAAATTAAAAGTGTATAGAAGAGTACTATTTGCAAGTGGAGGAGTTTTTAGAAAGTAATATTCATAATTATTATGAGTGGTATAAAATTCTATGAATTCACTTATAAGTTCATTATTTAGAGATAAAACATAATTAACTCCATTAATATTTAGATTATCTTTCAAAGTATCATGTAAGCTTTCTATGCATTCTGAAACAAAGTACCTTGCATTTTCAACATTCAAAACTACTCCACACAAGTCACACAAAGCACTAACTATCAAATACCCACCATAGCTCCAAAGAAAATCTCCTGTATTTCCAAGTAGCTTTTTTCTACTAACTAATAGGTTCATAGACGACCCAACCTCCAATCCAGTCTGCACCATCAAACCCAAGGTAAATTTCATAAATATTTGTACTTAATATACTAGGTTCATCTCCTTGCCACTTAACATTAGAAGGATAAGTAAGAGTTATATTTGCATTCGGTTTAATTTCTATGATTATATCCAAGGGCTTTGTTGCATTTGGAAGAACTAGAGTTGTATTAGAACTAAGCTTTGCTACCTGGTAACTATCTGTTGTAAGTTGCAGTTTTCCTTCTACTGCACTTATGTTTGTTACAATTTTACTCCTGGAATAATCTATTGCTCCATTTAAATTTTCAGCATTAAGTGGTGTACCTGTTTGTTGTATAGTTCCTGGTGCAGGTATAAGAGTTACTGTTCCATCACTATTATTTTGCATTACAAAAGTGTTTGGTCTTTCTACTTTTCTATCTACCCATTGCATTATATTGCACCTCCTAACTATTTAATTTTGCTTTTAATTCTGCTACTTCTTTTTGCAAATTTTGTATAAGTGTAAGTACATTCATTGTATTATCCCCATGCTTTATGGTTAAGTCGCCAACACATTGTATTTCACCTATAACTTGTAACATGGCTTTCTCATTAACTTCTATAGTAGAATCACGTCCTCTTATAATAACCATGGGAGTGCCACCATTCTTGCCACTAGGCTCTACCCATAATTGGTTACTTCTATCACTTAGATTGTCAGCAGCATAAATTCCAATACGAGGATTTGCATCTTCTGATCCACTTTGCCCTCTATAAAAATTTAGGAATAAACTTTTATTATCATCACTTCTAAAATTTACTGCCTTACCACCATTTCCATGGAAATTAACTGTATTACCACCATCACCAAACACTTCAAGAGCATTAACAGAAAGCAACCCCGTTTCATCATCAACCCACATAACAGTTTCATCTCTTTCATTTTTGACAGTTATATCTCCATTTGTGATAGTCATTCCTTCTCCATCAAAATTATAGTTAGTGCCTTTTAGTTTTCCATTTATGGATAAGTTCCAACTCTCTGCATTTTGGGTTACTATAGTTTCAAGGTCATCTTCTTTGACTCTCATTTCTATTTGCTTGTTCATAAAGTCTATCTGTACATTAGCTCTTTTGACTTGCTGAGAAATAGTTCCTTGTACTTGTGTCGAATCCTCTTCTTTAGATTTTCCACTAGCTGAATATTCTTCTGTAAGTCCTCCATTAAAGCTTAGCTTTCTTGACATGATATAGGTATTGTGAAAGACTTTGCCATCATAAACAGTTATGTTATCTCCTATTTGATATGAAGGATTTCCTTGCCACTTCATGTTTATAGATTTATAGCTTAATCCTACAAGTTTATTGTATATAGAAGTTAGTAACTCCTTGTTTTCATGAGTGGTTATCAAAATATTATTATCAATGACGTAGTTCTTTC